TGCTGCGCCGTGCATAGCAGGAATGCGGCTGATCGCGTCCAAGTCATCGTTGACAACTGTTTCCCAGGAGATGGAAAACATTTTGCCAAACTTCTCGACGCTATACGATTCCTTTGAATCGGTCATGACGCCTTCAGGGTATTCCTTGTTCTCTGGAACGACCTCAAGGTCTGGCGACTCGCTGAATCGAATGCGGTTGATGGGTTTGAAGTCATCAACGCTGGTAGCTTGGCGAGCCCACAACGACCAAGTGTATGGCGCTTCTTCGTAAGCTGCCAAAAGCGTCTTGTTGGACGCATTAAGCAGCAAGTTGGCAAAGCTGCCAGTGGTGTGATAGGCCGAGTCGCGACGAATTCCCATACGCTCAAGCATGCTGCGGTTGCCCATGGCAGCCTTAGCAATTTCTGGGGCGCTGAATCGATGTGTCGAAACACCCGCACGTCGCAAAATTTCTTCTGCGATTCGCACTAAGTTTCCGCGTCCAAAGTCTTCCGATCCTGGTGCTGGCTTTGCACCAACCAAGCTGCGTTGCACGCGGCTGGCGGTTTGGCAACGCATTAGCAAGCCATCTTGGATAGCTGCCATGAACTTGTCATCACCAGAAGCGGTTACACGAACGTCAGCACCCGCCGACGTTCCGGTTGAAGTGGCGTTTGCTGCCATACGTTCGATTACCTTTTCCCGCACCAACTCAAGGGATGTTCCCTCAGAGATCCAGCGGTCAACAACGGTGCGTTCGATGTTGGCTTTTTCCCCGAGAGCGTTGATTTCTTTGATTCGCTTGCGTTCAGCGACCAAAACAGTGTTTCGGTCCAGTGAACGGGTTTTGGTTGCGGCAGGCTTGGCGTTCTTGACTTCCTCAGTCTTTTCGCCATCCATGTTTTCAATCACTTCTTCCTCTGGCATCATGTCGCCTTCGGCGTATTCCATTTCATCCATGGTTGATGTGACTGACGTTGCGTCGGTTGCCGACAAATTACCGAGAACCCAAGCCATGATTTGCTCAGGGTCGGTGAGGTCTGACGGCATGCCTTTTTCGACCAGCTTTGCAATCGCTTCTGCTGTCATGGCTCGTGCAATTCCTTTCGATAACTCGTAACTTCGCCGCACCTTACTTCGAACGTCTGCGCCTGCGGCTACCAGTGACGCGTCCGTTGGCTGCCAGCGTGTCACCACATTGGCAGGCCCTTCTATGAGTCGTTCACCAAACTGACCTGTTTTGCCTCTGGGAATCTCGACGATTTCCAGCGGGTCAGCGGTGATTGAAAAATCGTTGATGTGTCCGTCGATGACTTTCATCATCGCTTCTTGGCTGTTGGCATCGCGTGCGAACATGGGTTGGCCAACAACCTCATCGCCTTGAATCTGGATATTGCGAATCGATCCCAGCACGTTGCGAACGGTCCCGCGATCGTGCGAGTCGACGATTGGCAATTGGTTTTTGCCGTCGCGGAACTCCATGCCATCGGTTAGCAGGATCTCGCGGACAACTTCCTTGCGCTGTTCGTCCCAGCGTTCAACAGGGTGTTCACTGGCAATCACTGCGGACAGTGTTGGCACTGGGTCAGTATTGCCCTCTTGTCTTTGCACCACGCGAATCACCAGCGATCGTTCGATCATGCGTTCGTGTGGCTTGGTGTCTTTTTTCCAAGACTTGAGTTTTTTTGGCTTGGCTGCGGTGGGCATTACGCTTCTGTCTCCTGTGGTAGAACAACAGGCGTTCCATCAGTTGCGTCGTTGATCAGTGTTGCAATGCTTTGTTCCTGCATGCCGATGGATGCCAGGAAAACGCGTGCTTTAGCTTCAGAGGTTTGACCGCTGGCAAGTTCCGCCAGGATCTGTTCAATGGCTTTTTTGTTGCGTTTGAATTGCAGGGTGCTCAGACCCATCATTTCGCCGCCTGTCGCAGCTGTGACTTCTGCTTGCACCGCTTGCGTTTCCAAAGGCTGGACGCCGTATTCCGCTTCTGCTTGCTTCTCTTTGGATCGCTGGCGAAGCACTTCACGCCAGTTGATGCCAAGCTTGGCACACTCGCGCTGCAAGGTACTCATGTTGTTTTGAATCGCCATCACCGAAGCTGCTTGTTCGTTCTGCGGGTCAACCCATTCCCACTCGGGAACCTGCCAGGTAACTGGCGTGTGGGATCTGCGATCATCTAGCAAATCACTTAGGACGGGGAACTGTGCTGGACCGTCGACCAGCTTGGTCACGCTCGAGGCTGCTTCGCAAAAGCGGTCCCAAATACGCTGGCAAAGGTGCGAAATCAGATACCGCTGGAATCGCTTGAAGCGTCTGCGGTCTTCGAGTTCTGCGGTACGTGCGGACGAATACGATGTGCGACTGTAGTCACGCGACACCTTTTCATAGCCAAGGCCAACACCGACACCGATGTTGCGAACCATTAGATTGATCCATGGTTCCGCCTGTGCTGCCGGCCGTGCTGGGTTGACTTGCTCGAGTGATTCGCCAGGCTTCAAGCGTGCAACCAAACCTGGTTCCAAATGTTCTAGACCGTTGCCATAGTCGTCAGTTGTGTCGCTGCCATCACTGGGAAGCAGGGAACCCGCAGACCCTTCGGTTTTGATGACTGCTGCAAAGCAGCTCGCCACTGCCGAGGCTTGCAATTCGTTGTCGATGTAGATCCCGAGGTCGCGAATAGCGGATAGAACTGGTGCAAACCAGGTCACGCCACGCGATTGACCGACTCGATCTTTGCGGTAGAGGTGAATGATTTCCTTGGCATCAATCCGAACTGGTTCGGTCACGCGTGCGACATAGGGACCGTTTGGGTGTTCGGGGTAGATGTAGTAAGCCAAAGGCTTGCCCGTCTCATCCATTTCAACTCCACGGATGACACGTTTGCCAGATCGCTGATGCGCCCAGACGTCGCGGTCCAGTGCCAGACGGTCTGCGTCAATCATTTCCAGTGCCAGCGGTACTGGTCGGGTGTTATCCAGGCGGACAGGTCGCATGCGGATCAAAACTTCGCCAGCTTCGACGATTTCCCGCAAAGCAAGAAACTGAATTTCGCTGAATGTCAGTTCGCCGTTGATGTCGCAGGTTTCGCACCATTCGCTCCAAACTCGATCGCGTGCGTCGTTGATAGCTTCGACGTCATCACCATCGACGGTTTCAACCATGGACTGTGCAGAGATTCCGCAGCCAACAACAGCAGTTGCGATGGTTTCGACAACTCCGCAAGCGTAGGCATTGTCGCGAACAAACGAACGCGCCCAGGCTCGTGCAGTGTCTGCACCGAATGGTCCCAGGAGTTCGGAGTCTGCTGCCTGGTTGCGAGGTTTCTTAGAACCTGTAAGGCGATTGGATTCCGCACCCTGATAGCTGCGAAGCACTTTGCGTGCATGCGCTCGCTTCAGTCCCCAGTTTGGTGAAAAATAGCTGATGGCACGATCTAAGACGTTCATGGTGAAGGTCTCCGGATCGCTGCCTTGCGGAAGATCCCGCCGCTGGTCTCGCGTTCGACTGCTTGCTGAAGCATGCGTCGTTCTTCCATCAATTGACCAAGATCAAGCTTGGTGACGGTACGCGCACCGATCGAATACGAAGACGCACCACCAGTGAGTAGCGCTTCGATCGCGGATTCAACCATGCCTAACAGTGCTGCGGAAGATAGTGCCATGTGCGGAGTATGGCACGAAGCAGCAGAAATCTTTTTAACTGCATACCATGGCTATGGTACAAACGCGTTTTTTTCTTCGGGTGCCTTAAACGTGTTGCCGCAAAACTCACATTTGCAATAGCGAATCACAAAGCCACGTTCGCGTTTGGTGTGGTACACAAACACAAAACTTTTGTGTGGATCGGGTCGAAGTTCCGTGCAGGCAGAACAGTTAGGAGGCGTAAAGCGTTTCGCAGTTAACTGCGTCGCTTCGGTATCCAACCGCCTGCCCTCGACTTGAATCGCGTCCCGTGCTGCGTCTTCGGTGGTCCCTTCGGTTGCGGTGGCGGTGTTGGCTGCTTCGGTCTCGCTGTCACTCTCACTTCGGTTGGTGTGATCAGCTGAATCCCGAGCGCCTCCGTGCAAGCCGCGGCCAGATACGTCGAATCTAGCCAATGATTGTTTTGATTTTTTTGAACCCATTTTTCCTTGACCCCTTTGCCCTCAATGAACTCCGTCACCAACTCTTCTGCGGTAATATGCTGCGCGTAGCTAAGATGTCGCTTGTTTCCTTCAGGCTGATACACCGACAAAGAACCCCGCCGCAGCAGGTTGTTTTCGTCGAAACATGGTGTTAGGAAGCGTTCGTGAACCCACTGTTTCCAATAGTCGGTGTCGAGCTCCTGAAGCCAGATCTGCGACGCTTCAAGCCACTGCGCATGTTGGTTCGCAGCAGCGACACACGTTGCAGTGGAATGCGTCTTAGGTCGATAGCTGGGAATACCTTTCGACGGTCGGAAGATGCCTCGAACCTGCCTGCAAAACTCATAGACTGCGTTGGTGTAGGTTCCCGAGTCGACCAGTACCATGTTAATTTTGCGTTCAACGCCTGCTGCATCGATATAGCTGGTATTTAGCAGGTAATCACGCCAATTCAGCAGCGACCGATAGATAGCAGGTTCTGAAGCCTCCATGTCATGCGATCGATCTTGGAAGCGAACGTTTTCATTACCGACAACCTCTGCAATTCCATAATCGATGACGCAGCCACCAGCACCACGCCACCAAGCACACACGGTCCAGTGACAATTGAACTTACCAACGTCGATGCCTGCGGTGATGTATTCTGCATGGACTGGAACCTGTCGTTGTGCCAAACCACTGAGTCGATTGGCGACGATTTCCGCCGTCAGACCCATGTTCTGTGGTCCCGCTTCCTCTGGCGGGTCGTTGTCGACTTCGGTTGCGACTGCCTTTTTGCCAACGTCTGCGACGCGGTTGTAGTAGGCATGTACTGCGGATAGCTCGAGTGGTTCACCGTCTGCATGCAAATCTTTGTTGTAGCTGGCAGGGTTGGAAACCTTCGCACCGCGTTCGATGGTCTCTTTGTTGTCACGCCAGAACCGAAACGCCTCGCGTGCATCAGGATCGTCCGCAGCTCGCAGCTGCCGCAGCTCGATGTACTTTTCGACCAGATCCATGCGGTCTGGTGACTGTAGCATCTTGCGATACCTGCGACCGTTCCAGCTTGGCTTTTTCTTGGGGTCGGTGTAGATGTACGCGCAGCACTTGCGATTCAAAGTTGTGCAGAGGTAGACGCGTGCGATGCGTTTGGCGGATGACCCCATGCCGCCGATATCCTCTTCGATGGTTTCCTGGTTCTTGCGAATGGAATCATCGTTTTTAGCGCTGTACTTGTCTTCGATGTCATCAATGATCGCCAGCGTCGGACGCATTGATCGGAATTTGAACCCGCGAATACGACCGTCGATACCAACCGCGCCGATGACCTGGCCGCGTGCGACAGACTCGACGCCAGCAGGCCAATTTAGGATGTCGGTCGGAATGTTAGGTAGCGCAAAGTGCTTCACCCCAAGGTACATTCCGATGAACTTACCACCGACCGTCAACAGACGTGCGTTGGCAGGTGATGCGCCGATGGAACGAAGCGGAATCCCAATCTCTGGGAAGTCGTCGACGAATTCATCGCTGGCAACAATTCTTTCGCGCAGTGCCTTGAGTTCGTCCGAGGCTGCGTCCTGGTTTTTCCCGATGACGACAGGGAACATGCTTTTGCCTGCAATCATCAGCGAGAACCCGCCATCCATGGCAATAGTTGTTTTGCCTTCTCCGCGGGGCGCTGCAATAGCCTGGTCACCACCAAACATCGCTGCACGCCAAATTGAACGCAGCATGTCGCGACGATCTTCGGTGAAGCCTTCGAAGTAGGTGCCACGCCAATAAGTGGTCAGCAACAATTCGGGATCTTGCAGACAGGCCAAACGTCGATCGATGTTCTTGGGGATCGGAATGTGCAGTTCGCGACCCGATGCACGCTGCTTGGCTTTGCGTTCGCGATCGCGGGTCTTTTCGTCTTTGGCGACAGGGTGCAGAACTCGCTGCACTTCCGGATCACTTGCCTGCGGATGCGACGCTATCCATAGCTCGAGCTGTTCCGCTGTCATTTCCAATAATGCCGACGCGGACTGCCAATTCGATGAGTTGGAGTTTTCTTGCATGTTCCGCCTCTAGCCGCTTCTGTTCTGCCTCGCGTTTTCTGATGTTGAGTGCATCCGCTGCAATAATCACCTTCGATGCCGCGATGGCTAGGTCTGGATCGCCTGAAGCAGCTAAATCATGCAGCTGCGAAATCACTGTCTCTCTGAGTTCTGGCGATACTGGCCAATCCTCATTGACGGATCGACCAACCAATTTGATGTCAGCTAAAGTTTTGACCTCCATCTAACGCCCCCTCACCCCAAATCAATGTCCTTGGACGGACGGAAACTTTTTTGAAAAGCTGGGAGCTTACGTTAC